CTTTAGGAGCCAAAGGCTCCATTGAACACCCGACCCCGCCGAAGGCGGTGATCGTGTATTTTGAACTAGGTTAAATTCGTTTACACAATTTGAAACCTTGTGTGTAAACAAAATTTGTTTTACAAATGTCAAAACGACGGTAATCTGGACTGAACCCGTGACCTATTCCATTTTAGGAATAGGTAACGCCCGCAAGGGCAATTTCCGTTTAGGATTTGTATTTATGTATAATTTACTTGTATGTTGAATACTTAATTTGAAAAACATAAAAAATTTATTTATATTTCTTTGTTTAATTAGGTTGTGAAGGTGCATTGCAATTTGTTGAAGCTGTTCTAAGCTATTGCGAGGCTGGGAACCTCAAAATGTAGTTGGAAAACAGAGACAACGATGTTGTATTTGCACTTGGTGCAGTGTTGTAAACCACCAGGAGCTCTGTATAGCCCGGGGGTGCTTTTGCATTACCCAAAATAAAGTTGATTTAAGAGAGGCAATGGGCCAGTTGTGGGCCATAGAATCTTAAAGAAACCTGTGAAGAGCTTGAGATAGTAGCTTGTGAACACATTCATGTGCCAGCAAGACGGGCCTCAAGTCAGGAATAGATAGCATGACCCTGAAGATATCCTTTGTCAGTGAGTACAAAGGCTGAAGTACTATAAAATTTGTAACGAGAGGCGAGTTGTTCCAGTGTTGCAGTCATAGTTACAAATCCAATTGGTTTACTTGGTTACTCACAAAAAGCACGGGTATGGTATAATCTGAAATACCATTTTATTCCCATGACTTTCTTGCCGAACGTCAATAAACATAGTTAAAAGCAATTATATCAATATTCCCGTTATTTAGCTTTTATCATTATGTTTTAATTTCCCTAATATTATTTCCCAATGCTCAATCATATTTAAACCATGAAGATTTTTAGTAAACAAATTAATATATTTTCAATGTCATTTTATTATGACGGAAGGTGGATTTACTTGGGTGAAGCGCAAGCAGGGCGAGAAAAACGTCGTAAAGGACACGTGGACGAAAAACGTACGAAGAAGAAGCCGCGTAAAACGCGTTATAGACAATGCGCTGATTGGAATGAAGATTGTGTTCATGAATCAGAAAGTCAAATAGTACCGCGAGTTGTTGCTTTTGTCAAAAAGCATAGGAGAAATCCTACGTTTGATGACGTAACTACTATTTTCGCCGAAATGCAATTGGATGCCAGTTACGAATCCCATGCCGGTATTGAGAAAGAATTAGTTGATTGGCAGTTTGTGCAGGAGACATTTCATCGTGTGGTAATAGAAATTAAAAGTAAGAAGATGGTGCCAGATTCTGCGATCAGTTTTCTTGAATCGCTGTTCTTTACCATCTGGCTTCTTCCTAGCACACGCAATAACACCGACGTTATTATGTTGATGTTGTTATTTGTCAAAGGTGCTATGTCACCTGGCGAGTCATTGACTAACCTGATTAGTGATTTTTTGTTTAAGACACTAACGAGTGATTCAGAGTGTGCATCCAACGATGGAGCGCAGCAATACGAAGCGCATTCCTCTTGGGAGGGAGTCTCATTGTTGAATTCATGGCGTTCTCGTTTGCACAACCCTATTTTTGCTAAGATTTCTTTTATTATATCGTTCTTGGTTACTGCTGGTTTTGTTAAAGAGAAATGTTATTCAATAGGAGCTTTTAAGATATTCCAGGCTGAGGCATTTAAGGAACATATACGATGTAGCGATGTAGTGGATGGTGTTTTATCAACTATAGTATTCTTCTTTGAGAAGGGATACCAGTGTTTCACTGAACGTAGTTTGTCCCCACTATGGGGTTCTTCCACTGAATTAAATGACTTTGACGATCAAGTCGCATTTTTGGTATCGCATATTTCAGACGTGCGTAATGGTAACTTGGAGTTGCGTACTGGGAAAACGGATAATTATTATGAAGATATATTGGAGCGAGCACGCGATAAAGTTAAAATCTTGATAATGGAAGCTCCTAATGCTACTATTAAAAGTATTATGTTGCAAAAACAGATTGTGCTTACTAAGCTGTATTCAGATTTTAATGATTACGTTGCTAGCTCAGGAATGAGGGAAGCACCCTTTTGCTTTTGCTTGTTGGGTAAATCTTCAGTGGGAAAGTCGTCCTTATGCCCTACTTTAATGTCGGCTTTGTTGCAAGTTAATGGCTTCGAGTGTAGCGATGATTTTATTGTCAATGTACAAGAAAATGACAAATTTATGTCACGTTACAAGTCGAAGGCCACTGGTGTTGTTTTAGATGATATGTGCAATACGCGTGCTGAGAAAGCACAAGTGAATCCTACGGCACGTATTATTGAGATGATGAATAACGTCACAACATATGCGAATATGGCCGAAGCTGATAGGAAGGGGAAAACATTTATTATGCCAAAGATAGTTGCTATTACGACTAATAATGCCAATTTGGACGCCGCATTTTGGTCGGTCGAGCCAGTATCAGTGTTAAGGCGTATAAATTGCCGAATTGTTGTTCGAGTCAGGCCTGTTTACGCTACTTACGGCAAATTGGATTCTGGCAAGGTATTACTCCATTATCCTTCAGAAAAGCAGGCGGATTTAATTAAAGATTTGTGGCTGCTAGACTTGGAGTATTTAGAGCCTATATCGCGACCGGACAATGAATGTGGAGCAGAAAATTGGAAGTGGACCACTTTTGTCGATGAAAATGGTGTAGTTATGAAGAACGTAGACGTATTTACAGCCATTCGATTTTTGGGTAAGAAGACTCAGAAACATTTCTATGAACAGCGCAAATTAGTTGAAACATATACAAATTTTGGCACAAAAATTGAGATGTGTAGGACGTGTTGCACAGAATCTAGACGTTGTATTTGCGGTAGCAAAGTTTTGCAAAATCCGAGTATGGAAGCACATTCGGGTGTTGTGTGGCCTATTATACAATGGCAATGTTCTCAGTATGTATCTGCAATTTTTTCCCGATGGAATGTGTTTTTATGGTCGGATTTGTTGGGATCTATTTTCCCAACTGGAAATGAGTGGTACTTGCTGAAGAAGTGGTCTGATGCACAATTGTATATGCGTGCGCAACGCTTGTCTTATTCCCCCTTTATTTGGTGGACCCAATTAGTTCCTGATGATCTAGTTAATAAGAAGTGGTTTCGACACTTTTATTTTTGGATTTCAAGAAAGAATCGATTGTATTACTTGCGAAATATGTGGGTAGTGGGTCAGTGTATAGGACTTACGGTAGTGGCACAATCTTCGGAAGGAACTGCCACGGCAATAAAAAATTGTGTTGCGGCGTTCATACCCATTGGTCTTGTAAATTTGTCGATTTCATCTGCGTTATCGCATCGCCGTATTGTACAAGAGTTGCGTAATAGGCGTGCTACTACAGATTTTTATTCCAAATTATCATCGTATTCTAGCACTGTCTCTCATGTTTTGCGAGTTGGTGTTTATGCAACATTCGGTGCAGCAGCGTTCGCGACAGTGAGAGCCATATGGCGAGAATACCAAAGCAGAAGCGCATCTGCTCCGCATTCCGCATTAAATCCATTAGACAATGCAGAAGTAGATGAACGTAATGCAGCGATTAATCCTTGGCAACAACAGCCTGTACCAAGGCCTATTAGGATTGGAACTCCGGCAAGTTATGTAGCTAGAGATATGGCTATGGTTATTTCCAAGAATCTCGTCTATTTGTCGTACCGCGATCCCGGGTCAGAACACAGGTGGTGTACTGGGGCAATATACATTAGTTCCAAAGTGATCATGATGCCCCGGCACGTATGGTTTTTGGATGGCAATTTGGAATTGCCTCCTAGGAAAGAATTAGTATTCGACATTGTGCGATCTGAAGAAAATGCAAATGGAGGATGGTGTGCGAGAGATGTCACTATTTTCTATGAAACGGGTGTGCGTGTGGGAAACAGCGATTTGATGCTATTTAGTATATATGTCGGGGGTACAAGACCAAATATAATGAAGTTTTTACCCGATGAGAAGCCAAATACCATATATGACGCTATCTGTGTTTATCGACAGAAAGATGGAACCGTGAGAGAAACGAAAGGTGAGTTTATAGCTGGAGATGCAAGCTATATCAATAAATTTGGAACTACGGTTACCATTGATGGTGGGCGAGTGGTATATGATACACCCACTTATCAGGGAATGTGTATTACCACACTTGTTGCCCGCCATAACCCCCCATTCATATTGGGGTTTCACTTGGCCGGCTTGACTAACACAGTGTATGGTAGTGCTGTTTCCGTGACGAAGGACGACATTAAGAGTTCCTATGCTAATTTGAAGTTAACTCCGGGCTTCGCGGATGCTCATTCTAGTGGAGAAATGCCAATTCGCATTCTAGGGAAGGAAATTGGATTTTCCCCAGTGATATCTTTGAAATCACCTATTTCGTACATTTATGAGTACAATGCTGATGTGTATGGTTCATGTGCGGGTGGGGTGAAAGCCGGATCCAAGATCAAAAATAGTATGATTGCGGACGTGCTTACCCAGAAATTTGGAATTGAGCAAAAGTGGGGTCCGCCAGACTTCTTACAGGAAGGTAGGCGGTGGAAACCCTGGTATGATAGTATGATTCACATGGTCAATCCCCGGCATAAGGTAAATCCTGTGTTGTTGGAGATGGCACGTAAAGACTATGTGAATGGGTTTTTGCCCCTTCTCAAATTGACGTCTTTAACTAAATATTTGAGGCCATTATCGTTGGACGAAACTGTGAATGGCATACCAGGAGTTCGTTTTATTGATGCTTTGAATATGAGGACTTCTATGGGCTTCCCATTGTCCGGTGTCAAGAGTGACTATTTGGTAGATAAGGATCCACCCGTCGGGGATGATGGAAGTATCATTAGGAAGTTTGATCCAACTCTTGGTTTGGAGAAGGAGATAGCAGAATGTGAAGCCAAATATTTACAAGGTGAGAGGTGTCACCCCATTTTTAAAGCCTGTCTTAAAGATGAACCGACTAAGAAAACTAAGAAGAAAGTACGTGTGTTTGAGGCAGCGCCCATTGTGTTGCAATTGCTTATTAGGAAGTACTTTTTGCCTATAATCAGATTTGTTAGCATGGCGCCTGTAACGTCAGAGTGTGCTGTGGGCATAAATTGCTTTGGTACAGAGTGGGCTGAGTTGCATGAGCACGTAACATCCTTCGGTGAGGACAGGATAGTTGCCGGAGATTATAGCAAATGGGACTTGAGACTACCCGCTCACCTCGTGTTAGTTGCGTTTGACGTGTTGATAAGGCTAGCGCATTTGTCTCGTAATTACACGGAATCTGAATTGGAAATCATGCGAGGCATAGCGACCGACGTGGCTTATCCGGTCATAGCTTTCAATGGGACATTAATGGAACTACATGGTTCCAATCCATCTGGGCAGAATTTAACTGCCCATTTGAATAGCATATGCAATAGCTTGTTGCTGCGGATGGGATTTTTTGCGATTACGGGAAAGACCGACGGTTTTCGGAAGTTTGTTCATGCATTTACGTATGGAGACGATTTAATTAGTGGGGTTCATCCAGAAATATCTTTATTTAATCACGTTTCATACGCTGGGTTTTTGCGAGAAATGGACATTGAATTCACGATGCCTGACAAGGAAAGCGATCCAGTTCCTTTTATGCACATGTCAGATGTCGATTTCCTTAAGAGAAAGAGCGTTTTTCATACTGAATTGATGCGATATGTGGGGAAATTGGATCTGGATTCGATTAATAAGTCTCTTATGTGTCAGAGGCAGGGTCCAAAGAATTTGGAGGCTACCGCGATGAAATCGACTATCCAGAGTGCGCTCCATGAAGTGGTGCTACATGGAGAGGAAGTGTATATTCGGTATGCTGCGATGCTACAAGTTGCGACTGCCGAGGCAGGCATTTTTGTGCCGGATTTGGCAATCCCATATCACCATCGGATTGCTGCGTGGTTTTTAAAATACACGCCCGATATTGATTTGACTTTTGTTAGGAGTGATGTTAGGGAAAGGATTTTGGAATTAAAAGCGGCCGGTGAGGCCCCCGTTGTCGGTTCATTGCCAGATAACGTTGTTACGGTTTGTGACGAAAATTTTTAAACCGGTGGACGATGGTTGTCCCATTTTATATTATGATTACTCTAATGCGCGTTAGTGCTTGTATAAAATGTATATAATCGTGGTTTGCGCGAACCATAAGACGTCCTATATGAGTGTAAATAGGGTTTTAAACGTGTAGCACTTGCGAAATTTGATTGTAATAGTAATATGTGTTGGAGCATTTTCTCCTCCCGTTTATCAGAGCGTTATTCTGTAGGTATGGATTTACCGACTTTCGATGCCCATTCGGGCAGAGATTATCAGGAACAAGCCGCCGGTTCAGATTTAACTAATACAGCGTTACAATTTGCCGAAGGGTTGCCGGGTGTGAGTAAGAAGTATCTTCCACACAAGGATGAAACTTTTACTATGTCCGAACACCCTGAAATTGGTATTGCTGACATCCTGTCGCGTCCTATAAAAATATGGACACGCGACTGGATACCAGGGGAGTCCATTAATATAGATACAGTTTCAGTATTAGGATCTTTGTTCTCTAATAAGCGAGTGAGTAATAGGATTAATAATCTCTCTTTTCTAAATGCCACCGTTAATATTAGGGTGGTTGTTTCTGGCGTGCCGCAGCATTTTGGGTTTGCTGTAGTTAGTTTGAATCCTTGGTATTTGACGGATACAACTAGAGTAGAAACAGGAGGCAATAGCGGACCTACTCTGAACCAGTTGACACAATTGCCTCATATTTTTGTTGATGCTTCTACGTCAACAGGTGGGGAATTGTCGCTACCCTTGATATTACCTTTTAATGCGTTGTCTTTGAGGAATCAAGGTGACGTTTCAGGATGTATGGGGTTGCATGTTATGAGTTATACGGGTTTACAAACGTTGAACCCCAACAACTTACCTGCTCATATTTCGGTATGGGCGTGGTTGTCAGATGTAATATTGACCAATCCCACAGCAGAAAATTTGCCATATCTCACTGCTCAGTCCGGTGATGAGTATGGCAAGCCACCTATTTCCAAATATGCAAGCTTGGTATCCGCGACTGCGGGCTATATGACTACCATCCCTGGTATTGCTCCATATGCTCGTGCAACTGAAATGTTGTCTTCTGGAATAGCGTATTTGGCAGAATTGTTTGGGTATTCGAGACCGAATGCATCAAAAACAGAACTCCCCATGCAACATAAGAACGTGGGGAATTTAGTGCATTATAATTTTGAAGACACTTCGACAAAGTTAACGCTGGATTCCAAAGCGGAGGTCACAATAGACCCTTGTATAGCAGGGGTTCATTTGACTGACGAAATGGCCATTTCGTCTATTGTAACCAGAGAAGGGTATGTAGGTAGCTTTACTTGGCGTGATGATAATTCACCCAATGACCCGTTAGCCCGAATGGTCGTGAGCCCCACGATGACGCGGATTATTACAACGACGGGTGTATTACCTCACGTCAGCGGTGTCGTGGACATGACTCCGCTAGGTTTTGTGGCAACTGCATTTCGTCGATGGAGAGGGACTCTTAGATTTCGTTTTGTAGTAGTATGTTCTGCTTTTCACAAAGGTCGTATACGCTTTGTATTTGAGCCTGGCGTATATTTGCCCATTTTAGGTACGACAGAGTGGAATAATGAGGCAAATGTCAACCAAAGTTATATTTTGGACTTGTCTGAGTCCAAAGAGTTGACAGTGCTAGTCCCATGGGCATCAGCTGAATCATATTTAGATGTGATGCCCACGCTGGCCACAACTGACGCAATGTACGATTTTACAAATCCACAATCGTTGGAAATGACACAGAATAGGAAAGCTTACAATGGTGTATTGGGTGCGCATGTACTGGCCCCACTCGTGGCGCCGTCCGAGTCCACCACCGTGAGAGTGTTAGTGTTTCTATCAGGATGTGAAGATATGGAGTTTCAAGAGCCTGGTAATGCATTCGCTAATTATATGTTTTCTGGGTGGGCTCCGCAGTCGGGGAAGGAAGACTTGGGTTCGGACATTCTGACAGGAAATGAGTTGATAACCGATGATGTTCGACCACGATCGTCGGATATTGTAGGAACACAATCAAAAGCGATGGTAGACAAATTGGCGTCCATTCATTATGGCGAACGTATTGTTTCGATTAGGCAACTTATTAAGAGGTACGTCCACCATTCACATACTCCTGTGAATAATTCAGCAGATTTTGGTATTTCGAACCTTATATCTTCCGATTTCCCGAGTTATAAAGGTTGGGCAACAGATGCAGATTTCACTACTGGAGCCGGTGACAAATTTAATTATGCGCGTGATTCATATCTAGCGTATTTTTCGCAGGCATTTTTAGGTTTTCGTGGATCTATACGACAGAAGTACATCTTGAATGTCACTAACGACGACAAGAATTATCAGTTGTATGCAACTCGTTCTACTGCGGATTCTGGTTTTTCTGCTAGTACGGATATCAATCTAGCGTTGCCGAATCGTGTAGCAAATATGATCAATAATGCCCACGATGCACGTCTTGGTACTACAAGCGTAATACCTGCATTCAATAATGTAATAGAATTTGAGTGCCCACATTATTCACCACAGCGGTTCTTTTTCGCTCAATGGAAACTCAAGTATCGTAATTTACCTGAGTATGACATTGTGTTTAATAACCATATGGTTACATTAATGGGTAAGCATACTAATACATTTTTGACGCGGTTTGTCGCGGCAGGGGATGATTATCAATTGATATTTTTCAAATATGCCCCTTGTGCACGAAATGTGCAAAATCCAGCTCCGTTGTGAGCTAAGAGATAGATATATCTCAAAAATGTTTATATTGTACAAATGTATATATTGTAAATAATTTAAGCATGATATAGGTTTTAACCATTACATTAAGTTGTAATGGGGAGTTTTCCTGTATTATATGC